AAAAGGTGGCAGACCTCCTAGGAGGAACAGAGTAAACAACAGAAACAACTAGCGATTAAGGAATGAATTCAGAGGACCGGTTGTTTCTAATCAATCAAGAGGCTAAAACTTACCCAGGAATGCATTTTAACAGCCTCTTAGGACTATAGTCACTGTCCCGTTCGGCGATGTAGATTAAGGGCTAACAGCAGGCTCCTTCTGGAACTTTGAAGAAAGGCTCTACGTCAATCCAGGATAATTTGGGGCCCCATGCAACTTGACGATAATGTCAACTTTATACAATTAGTACAAATTGCATGGAATTCGCTTACGCTTTAACACTCAACTGGGCACTTAAACCAATGCCAAGATTTACGTTGTCTGTGACTCAGGCTGTACTGATTTGCCCTGCTCATCAGTGACTGAATTGTAAAATCAAGAAGAGTGCCACATTATCAGAGCTAATGGGGATGCCACATACAATTTACCACAGAAATTGTTTAAGGGTTAGTGGTATCGCATCATACATTAAGGGCATGATAATGCATTTTCAAAAGTGGATTATAACTTATATATGCCGTTTGTCATGTAAATAGTAGTTATATCCACAGTCGATGGTGAACTCATTTTAGGAAACCTCTCTATGGAAGTAGATATTGAATTCAAGGGCTAGAATGCCATAGCACCGACCATAAGAGGCTCACCATACGCTGCAGCGCCATCTGCTTACATTGGCGGAGGTGTCTAAACCCTCATTTACAACTGAGCTAATCTAATAGATCCTACGAGAGAGATGCTTCAGTATATGAAATCGATTGGCCTTGAACTTACCAATGTAGCATACCCAATTACTATAGGGGGTGCCGATCGAGTCAGCCAGTGGCACTTCATAAACTACGCCACATATTTTAGGTACCTAAATATTCAGATTACTTGCAACATGAATGGAAATTACAGAATATTTGAGAATGGCACTTGTTATCTAGTTAAAAGAGACCCAGTCATACAAGATGCCTGGTAAGATGTTTAAGACTTATACTATTCACTAAATTATAATTATAAGGCAGATATGGCTTCTGGAGGAATTTGAAACGCAGCAGTATCTTTCTTAATCACTGTACCACCATTGTCTGAGATGATGTTGGCCCCAGGGTGGGGTCCATTGCACAATCAAGGCTTTCTAACCATTGGCATTGTTGAGATGTTTGAGCCTACCTATGCTCAAGTTAGCCAATTATTTAAGCCATAGTCTAAGCGCTAACCAAGATCATTAAAATAAAAGTAAATCATCCATGAATAAGATGTAATCAAGAAGAGCAGCGATGACTATGAAGACTCAGATGATGAAAGTAGTTAGTAGCAGATTATCCAAACAGATTCAGTATGCCCTAATGGAGCACTGCACTGCTCGACTACCTATGTGCCCTTTAGGGGCTTAGCCAAACTTCGGATGTCAAATCATCCAATTGCAAAAGTGTGGGTTCGGAAACCCCGTGGCTGAAAGCTTCGCGCCTATGAACCTAGGCGATAAGTGGCTTGAGATCCTAGTTCTCACCTTGGCTAAAGCTCACGGCCTAAAGTGACCGCTAACTAACAGTTTT